AACCCAAGCACCATTGGAGTTAGTATCACCACTGCAAAAGTGGGTAAGTCGATTTGATCCAAAACAACAAGAAGCAATCTACAAAGGTCTTAATAGGGCCGCGCAAGCCGTAATCGACGGAACTGAAGAAGCGTTGTTCAATGAAATGCCGCAACAGATTGCTGGTAATTTGGTGAAGAAGTATGTCTACGATCCCAACCAAGACATTTTTGATGGGACTCTATACGCTGGCGGTGTGGGTGGGGCATCGGGTGTAATTACATCCATCTTCACACAGATGCTTGCTGGAAAACGAGCTAAGAAGCAGGCGATAAATGGTGATCAAGAAGGTTCAGAAGAAACTGATATTGATTCCAAAGCAGATGCTATGGCTGACCAGTTAGCTCCAGACGCAGTATCTGATCTGGCGCAACAGATGACTGCCGTGAGCGGGGAGATCGACAATCTCAAAGAAGAGATTGCTAACGACGAGATGGGGCTACAGGCGATTGAAAAAACCGCGCCAGAATACCAAGCAGCTGAACTGGCATTGAACGAGAAGAAGGCCAACCTCGCGCAACTACAGACCCAATTTAATAAGCTCTCCGCAGGCCCAGCAGAAGTTAAAACAGAAGCCCCTGCCGCAGCACCTGCAACACCCACCGCTACCAAGGAAGCAGCACTCGCAAAGATCGATGAACTGAACAAAGAGTTCGACGCTTTGGATGAGAACGACCAAGTGGGGATTGATAGAGTGAATGAAGCTATCGCAGTTGAGCAGAACAAACTCGCTGAACTTACCGCTATTGAGCAGGGAGTAGAACCACAGGGAACAACTCCAACCCGTGAGATGGGACTGCCGCCATCTGGCAGAAGGTCAGAATTCGGAACCTTCTTTCCAGATCGACCAGTCCTTCAAGCATTCGTTAAGGCTACAGACAAAGTTCTTGGTGGCATCAAGGCTACAGGGAAACGGGCGCAGAAGCTGAAGAACTCTATCCGAACAGCAGTAGCAAACAATGCTGGCTTCTTGGCAGGCACAGGAACTCAAGTTATCTCCTCCGAGGAATACAATAAACTGACTGGAAATAAACTATCCGCTGATAGTGGAACATACAAAGCAGTCTTCTTTGGAGGTAAGAAGTATCTGGTTATCCCAGATGTAAACGTCCTCCAGCAAGTAGCGACCCAAGGTGAACAACGGGCGGCAAGTAGAGACGCTGCATTGGATCAAGAGTCACGGGCAGCAGCCAAGAAACTGGAAGAGGAGACGCTCCACCTTTCTGTTTTCCAAATACTTCAAGATGAGTATAAATCTCTCAAGAAACCTAAACTCACAGAACAAAAACATATTGAAAAAAGGCTATTAGATATAGCAAAAGAAATAAATCGCACGAACCCTAATGCGTTACCGAGAGTTTCAAATGCATATTTAAACGATAAAACAAAACTCCTCGATGACCTTACCTTCTCTCAAGAATTCTTGCGAATCGTTGCCCAGAGAATAAGGACAGGACAGATCACAGAAGACTTGAATGCTATCAGAAAAGCAGAGCAGGAAGCATTTTCCGATCAAGACAAGGGAATAATTAGGGCATGGAAAAACTCAATCCTCAATGCCCTCCAATTACTCCGTAACTCAATCGCTCGCTACCTTGGAAAAGGAACTTCTACAAGAGAAGTAGAGAAGATGTTGAACGCGATGAATACCATCTTGGATGGGTATGGTATCGTGAAGGGTGAGGCTAACTACGAGTTTAAAGATTACTCTAAAGCAGAACCAACTGGTAAGGAATCCTTGACAGTTCAACCAGCATTACCAGACAGGACAATATCTGATGCGATTAAAGACAAAGATACTTTTGTCTTTGAGGGGATGCGCGGGGCAATCTCACTTGAGGATGGCACTGTTGTATTCCGTGAGTTTGGAACAAACAATAAGTATCAAGTTCCTGTAAATCCAAACCAAAACATATCCGAAATTAGTGGTATCGAATGGGTTCGTAAGGGACAGGCCCGCAATATTCCAGCAGAACCCACCACAGAAGTAGCCGCGATAATTGAATCTGATCCACAAATTTCAGAAGAAGAAGTTAACGCAGAGCAAGATGACTTCCAAGTTCCACAAGCGTTAGTTGAGATTGAGAAATCCCAAGTCCTTAATTATATCGCTGAAGTTCTTAATACTGGTGAGTCAAAGATAGTCAAAGATGGAAAGAGGAAACAGAAAGTTTCGCAAACTCCAGAGTTTTATTCTCAGATTACTCCAAAACAGATTGAATTGGCAAATCGCCAAATCGATACGGCATTGAGGATCATTGATGGGTTACCAATATCTGATGAACAGAAACAATCTTTAGCAGAACCCTATCTATTGATAGATCAAGACATAACAAGCTATGAAAACAATCCAGAATACAAACAAATCAAAGCCTCAAAACGCAGGGAAGTTTTCCCTACTGACCAAGCTGTCGCACTCCCAGAAACTGGTGGACAAGTTGAAGCAGTATCGGAAACGATAACTCCAGCAATCGAAGCGAAGGCAGGTGTAACTCCACAGATGGATGTTGAATACGCTCAAGCAATCAATGGAGATACAGGTAATAATCCAATTACACCAAATACAAATCAAGAAACTTGGGCAAATAATAATCCAGAAAGTGCTGACAAAATTGAATCTTTAATCGTTCAAAGATTAAGAGAGGTCGGACACTTGTGGAAAGGAGATGTGAAGATGCCAATGTTTAAAGCGGCATCTAAAGATTTCAAATCAGCGGGTGGTGATGTTGGATCATTCTTTGCTGAAACAATAGAACACGCGATGAGTTATCTTGAGAGAGGAGGGAAGATATTCACCGCCTACATCAAGATGAATAATCCCGCAAACTCATCTGATGTGGTTAGAGTTTTATCTAAAGCATTCCCTCAATACGCTGAACAATTCAGATCAGATGAAGGAGATTGGGGTTCAGTAATGTCTACTGGCGGGATCAATGATGGAGCGAAGTTCGTCAAAGCAATGCAAGATGCTGGATACGATGGAGTATACCAGTGGGACGGAGTGGATAGCGTTGCAGTAGTGTTCAATCCAAATCAAGCCAAGTCAGCAGACCTCGCCACCTTTAATAACAAGGGAAAAGTCATTCCTATTTCAGAACGCTTTAGTCCAGAATCTCCCTTGATTGCAAGGGCAGGCGTAACTCCAGAAGGTGAACCAATGTCCAAGAAGAGTCAGACTGTGATGCAGAAGATCACAACAAGAATGATCTCTGACTTGGAAGCTCAAGCTGAAATGCTCAAGCCAAAGGATAACAAGGCATATAAGGAATATCAGTCCCGCGCAGCACAGAAGGATAGGAAGTGGAACAAGGCATTACTTTCTCCGTTCTCAATCGCCGCGAATCTATTCACATCGAACTCATTCACGGCAGCAAACAATGCATTGGATAAGATTTTCAGAAACAATCCAGACGCTGACTTCTTTAGTGTTGCTCAGAACTTATCTGAGATGGAGCAATCCAGAGCGGAAAAAGCATATAGTCTAAAAGCAGAAGAGAGATTGGTTTTAATGCAGATGATGTATGAATTATCTCCTGCATTCAGAAAACAAGTATTGGATTCTAATATGGCGGCAACCGCCCGTGATTCTTTTGCTTTAGAATCTTTAAATGTAGAAGCTAAGTTAGCTCAAAAAATTGCACTTTCCTTTCAATCTTCTGGGCGAATTGTTCAATACGCTGCTGCTCTCCGTAAACTTGTTGGTGCAGGAATGGCAATTGATACTTACAAGAGGAACATCATTGCTTCGATGGAGAAACTTTCCTTCCTTTTAAACAAAGAAGGAGAAATTCAACCATTCAATGAAATAGCTAATGCCATCCGAGGTGATCGGCGCAAGTCAATGGATAAAGTCTTCAATACTAAAGAAGTATTTAGAAAAGCAGCATCCTTGATCAAGATGGCACAGAGGAATCCAGAGAAGGTTCGTCAATCAATCCGCGCTGAAGTTTCTAAAAAGCAAACCGACTCAACCCGCCAGATTCTTTTGGACTTTGCAGCGGGACTCTTCGATACCAAAGAAGACAAGTATGCCAACATGGTAGTAGACCAGACTGTTCAGAACATCCTTTCGATTGGAATGAACAAGAAAGAATTCTCTATCGATAATGTAACCAAGTTCATGTATCAGTCCTTCGCTACTGCCGCGAAGCAGATGGGCATCCAACAGGCCGGAATTGAAAAGCAGAAGGCAGGCAAGCGGAGTGGGAAATACTTGGAGATGGTGAAGGCAGTTATCGGAAACGATAATGCTTACAAGTCCTTCTTGAACGATTTGGCAAACCGAATGGCAGAGAAGTATCAGAGTAGGGATGCCTTTAATGCTGACTTCGCGGAACTCTTCAAGGCACTCCGTTCAAATGAATGGGCAGACAAGTTAAGGACGCAGGCAATCAAAGACTCAGCAGACTTCTTGAACTACAAGTTCAATGATCTATTCACCTACCTTGGATCGAAAAGAGATGTAACCCAAGAAGCAGTCAAGCAGCACATCCGCGCAGAACTTCAAGGAACTGGCGCATCGAATGAACTGATCGAGAAGTTCATCCAAGATACAGACAAGTATCTGAACGATGAAACGAGCAGAATCCTGCAAGATAAACTTGGATTCCGAATCGATGAGAAGACTGGCAAGGTAATGCCAAAGCCTCTCATGTCGGCTAAGATTCAAGAGGAGGCTGAAGCTCAGTTCAAAGCAATCAAGAACCTCAAAGACATCTCAAAGTTATCGACGAGTGATTATGGTAACTTCAAACAAAACTTGATCAGCAGGATCATCACTGAAGTTGGAATGGATGAGCAGAACGCTACCGAGTTAGCTGATCTAATCTCTAAGCAAATGGAGAAGGCAATGCTGGCGCAGAGAAGTGAGAATGTAGATACTGCCATCAAGAAAGCTCAAGAGGTATTGGCAAACAATAAAGTCAAACCAAAGGCCAATCAGCGCACCATCCTTCAGAAGTTGATTGAGATGGCAAACATGAATGTATTGGATTCGGAGACTGTATACGAAGCATTCAGACAAACCCATGACTTCCCTAAAGGCTTCATGCCATACGATGCTGAGTTTGCAAATACCATCCGTGAGTGGGGTGACAGGATTTCCAAACTGCCAGCAGGAGTTATCCGTAGCATCGAAGAAGAGAAGATGGGTAGAGCATTGATGAGCAAAACCAAGTTCACAGCAGATGATGTTCTCTCAAGCTACTGGTATTTCTCATTGATTTCACAAGCGGCAACATACGGGATTAATGCTATGGCTGGCGCAAGCAACCTAATGGCTAACGTAGCAGTATGGTCATTCTACAGTCCTAAATCATTCTTCCCAATGATGAGGGCGATGTATTCAGCTTTATCTGGGAAGCAGTCAGCGGCAGTCAATTCATTCCTGTATGTCATGCGTAACGGATTAAACCCATCTGGTATGCAGGATGAGAGGAGAGCGATATATCCTAAGACGAATGTGCTTGAGGGTGCTACTCCAGAGAACACTCCCAAGATTGTTTACTACCTTACCAACTTCGGTGACGGAAAAATTAACTTCCTCCCCGATTGGATGAATAAACTTCTAAAGAATTTCAATCCGAGACAGATGATGCGACTACTCCGAGCAACTGATATGTTCTTGAGGGAGGTAGCATACGAAGCAAGGGCAGCACAACTTGGAGCAACTGAATATAGTAAAGAAGGATTTAATATCGCCAAGCGGCAAGCCGAACTGGAACTTGCATCATCCCAAGTTAAAGGTAAACAGAAAGAGCAAGAGATTCTTATTCGAGCAATTGAAATTGATCGTGATCAAAGGTTGAAGGATAAAGAGAAGAGGGCATTAGCAGAGCAAGATGCACTTGAAACAGTATTCAACCAAGACCCTGTAGGTCTTTTCGGATTGCTTGCGAATATGGCTAATACATTCCTTGCAAGATATAAAGCAACCAAGTTTGTAATTCCATTCACAAATGTTGTAGCGAATGTGACGAATGAGTTCATTAACTATACACCCTTATTCTCTCAACTTCGATTAATGGGGATTTACAAAAAAGGCATAAACGATCCATTCACAAATGGACGATCAGATAAGATAGCTGAATTGTGGATCAAAAGTGGACTTGGTTATATTGCGCTTGTCGTTCCTCTTATTATCCAAGCACTTCAAAGTGGAGATGAGGAAGATCAAGCCAAGCGTCCATACATTCAATTGTATTCTGAAGGGCCGCGTGATCCTCGCCAAAAAGCAATTTGGAAAGAGCGAGGAGGTCAGAAGTATTCAGTGAGAATCGGAGATACATACATTTCTTATCTTGCAACTCCATTTGTTATCCCATTGGCAATGGCAGCAACAGCAAGTGAAGAATATCAGTTGTATAAAAAGAAAGGGGAAAAGCTCCAAGAGCAAGATTGGGGCAAGATAGTTGGTTCAACTTTAGCAGCACCATTTGCAATTGGATTTGTTGCAGTTCTAAACCAATCATTCCTTTCCGGTGTGGCTGACTTGCTTGAGTTCAAAGAATCACAAAATATTTTTGAAAAGGGAGGTCAATTCGCTTCTGGTATTATATCTCGTATGATTGTTCCAGGTGTATTCCGCGACATCAACAAACTATACACCGAAGAAAAAGCAGTGGGTGGAGATTACCTATCAAACTTCTTAAAGGAGATGCCCGGATCAATTAACTTCTTGAACGAGGATGTTGGATACTTTGGCGATCCAGTTCAGTTTCCATCTATTGTAAAAGAAGAAGGATTTGGAAAGCGTTTGGCAAGTCTATTTGGCCGTATCGTTTCTACTGAGAAGCCAGACCCTGCATGGGAGATTATGTATAGGAACAACCTTACACCTCCATCATGGAGCGCAAACCTGTCATGGGACAATGGATTCCGCATGACTAAAAAAGAAGAATTGGAATTCATCAGAACCGCAGGGCCGAGAATGAGAGATGCAATTGTTGAAAATGCTGATGAGCTTGATGAACTGCCACTTGATGACGCTCAAGACTTATTGAGCAACATAATTTCGAAGCAAAGGAGAGAAGCTAAAGATGACCTGCAAGACTCATTGAATATCCCTCTTGACATTGAGTGAGGCTGATGTAGTCTGAGTCCGCAGCTTGTTGCTGTTTCATGTTATTCATTAGGGAACGCACCTCGGAGAAATTCGGGGTGCGTTTTCTTTTATCGTTTCCGATAAAAATATTTTTAGAAATATTATAAAAAACTATTGACGATTATCGGAGGATTGATAGTATCTACATTGTTGGACGGCACAACCCCCGTCCACATAAAACTAATGAAAGATACACCAACAGTAAAAAAAGAAACAACAGAAAAACCAGTAGTGAACTCCGAACTCCAGCGTGAAATCTATCTCCGCTTGGTTTCATCGGCAGCAGCAGACGGCAAATTTGAATTGGGTAAATTGCCCAACGCACAAGCAGTAGTTAAGCAGGGTGACCACCTCAAAGGTGTAGCTGAATTGCTTGCTAATTGTTTCGAGAAATGACGATCACGAATAACTTCGGGCTACCAGACCCCGTGTTCCGCGCACTATCCCATGATGGATACACGCCCGGAACAAAGAAGGCTGACATCTCTGTGACTACATTGATCGGGCCGCCAAAAATTAACCAACTCAAGAAACGCCATGACGATAAGATCGTGGTGGATGCATCCGATATGATATGGGCATTGCTCGGTCAGTCGGTTCACAAGGTTGTAGAATTGGCGACTGGTGAAGAAGACATGAGTGAGAAGCGTCTATACAAAGAAGTAAATGGCTGGACGCTGACTGGTCAGACTGACCTCTACGAGACTGGTAACAAGACTATCTCTGACTTCAAGGTAACATCGGTATTTTCCTTCCTGCTCGGCGGCAAGGCTGAGTGGGAAGCGCAGATCAATCTAAACGCTATGCTCTGGAGAGAGTATGGCTACGAAGTCAAGAAGGGTCAGATCGTCGCCATCCTCCGCGACTGGCAGGCAAGCAAGGCTGAGTTTGACAAGGAGTATCCGCAATGTCAGATGCACATTGTTGACATACCTCTTTGGGATAACGAAGAATGTTTGCGCTATGCTACGGAGCGGATCAAACTGCACCAAGCAGCGGCAGCAATGCCAGACGATACCATTCCTGCTTGCGATCCAAAAGAACGCTGGGCCAAATCAGATACCTTTGCGATCCGAAAGGACGGGAACAAACGAGCAGCAAAAGTGTGCGAGACATTGGAGGAAGCTGAAAGACTGCTACCTACCTATGGAGCGAAACACTCAATCGAAAAACGAAGCGGAGGGGATATGCGTTGCGAGCGTTACTGCTCAGTAGCTCCCTTCTGCCACTACTACAAAGCAACATACAACCAAAAATAAATATATGAATAACCTAATAGTTGAAAATATCACAAAAATTGATCCAAATATTGGATGTCACGAAACCCATTACGCAGCAATTGCACACATCCAAGAAGCAGGCGGGTTATGCGCGTTGATAGACTTGACCAACGGACTTGACGTGGAAAGAGCCAAAGAGTTTGGCGTAAACTTCGATGAGTTACTGGTATCAAAAGCGGATACAGCATATGAAGCATCAATGGTAGTCCGAACCCTAATTGCAGGAGGAGTTGATTTGATTGAGATTAACACCTGTAAATTCGTTTATGATCCAGAGAAGGAGGCGGCAGCAAAAGTTAAATCAGACAAATTCCACGCTGAACTCAGAGAGTATTTGTTGAAACGAAAAGAAGGAGAAAAGTCAAATGAGTGATGAACAATCCAGAATGATCGAGTGGAGGTATGCAGCTACTGATTTAGCATTAAGTCTCATAGAGCATTACCAAGACATAAACGCAAACAATTCACTTAAAAGTCAATCAGTTAAAAATATTATGAATGCCATTAGTTATATTGAAGAACTTGCTCAAAAAGATAAAGATTGGATTGAGCATTATGAAAAGCGAGCAGAACAAATAAAGGAAAGAAAATAAACCAAATGAATAGCAAGCTACTACCACCTATCGAAAGGCTGGCGATGTTGCCAGAAGAGAATAGGCAAGAAGCATTAGACTGGATGGCAAGTCAACCTCCAGCAATCATAGATGAAACTGTTGATCCAATGATGCGTTGGGAAGTCCGTATTTCTCTTAGCGGAGTATTTGACTTCAACTACATCTACGATAGAGCAACCAAGGAAAAGAAATTATTAAAATCAAACGAAGACAACTGGTAAATAAATTATGAGTAACCAATTAGACGGAATCGAACAGAAAGACATCATCAAACGGGTGACTGGCAAGGTCACTAAATTGTGGGAACCTAAGACATTCAACGGCCCGAAAGGTGAGTTTGTCATCCAAGGTGGAGACATTGAGATCGACGGGCAAACCTATGGACTGAAGTTTTTCAACAATACCCAAGAGCAAAGCATCAAGGGTAATGTAGTTACCCTCTCGTCAGTCCGTGGAAAGCATGGTCTGACTGGAGTATCCTTGGAGCATGAATCCTACGAAGGTAAGAACGGCAAAGTAGATCGTGACCTTATCAAAGTCACGGCTACTGGTAAGATTGAGTTTGATCAACCAAGCGAAGAGCCTGCCCGTGTTACATCTCCTGCGACACCCAAGAGTATCGTAACCGATAATCCAGAGAAGGCGTTGGATGAGATCGTGGAACTTCACCAATACATCGACTCCTTGGTTCGCATGGCATACCTTGGAAAGATTACAGACGAAGAAACCCTTCGCTCTTATGTCTCATCGGTCTTCATCGAAGCCAACCGCAAGGGCATCCACTACTCATCGAAGGTAGAAGCACCTAAGAAGGAAGAACCCAAAGTCGAAGAACTTGATCCTGCTGACTGGGCATCAGTCATCGTCCCATCTGGATCACACAAGGGCAAGAAGCTGGCAGAGATCGGCAAGCCTGCCCTCACTAAGCTCTACGAATACTACTTGGAGAAAGGATTTAACACTCCCTTCGCTAAGTGCGTAGAGAAAGCAGCAGAAGACTTGAACCTCGATGCACCAGCAGGCGAGGAAGAAGATAACATCCCTTGGTAATTCTGTTCTCCCCAGAACACCTAACCTAAACCTAAACACAACATGAAAAAGAAAGAATTAGAATTGTTCAGCCCAACTCAAGAGGGAGTTATTGTCCCTCTGTCAACCTACCTCCGTCACATGGGGGAGTTTGTTAAAACCGAATGGCCGGGGATCAACATCACCGAAGCTCACATCAAGAAGGCATGGAGCAAACTCCAGAAGAACGAATACCTTGGCGATGATGCGCCAGATGAAATGCTGGAGATGTATGAGAAGATGTCCGCTGACTTGGACATGGCCGAGGAAATGGCAGAAGAACGCCTTGCCTTGCCAGCAGTAGAAGCAGAAGAAGTTGAGGTTGAACTGACCAAAGATGAACCAATCAACGAATCCCTCGCCCTTGTGGAGAGTGTGAAGGATGGATTGGAATTGTCCTCATTCACTCAGAAGTTCGACATCGGATCGGGAATGACTCAGTGCGTTCCCCGTGGACAAGTAGAGATGAAAGACTGGGTGGCGGCATTTGCCTTCGGTCTGACTCTGGAGTCGGGCGCACAATGGATCATCGGTGATTCGGTGGTAGCCTTGGAGAATGCAGGGCATGAGGATGTAGTCAACCAACTCTGCTCCAACTTCAAGAAGAGCTATCCAACTGTTTCCGGTTACGCTCGTGCTTGCCGCGCATTCCCCGCTGATAAGCGTGACGCTACGCTTCCGTTTACTGTTTACCGCGAAATTGGCAACGCTAATTTCGGAGATGACAGCACCAAGAAACAGCAGGAACTTCTTGAGGCAGCGAAGACAGAGAAGCTATCCTCAACTGAGGTTCGCAACAGAGTGCGGCATGAGCAGGGTAAAGAAGTAGATAAACCAACAGGTCATCGCTTCTTGCTTCTCAATGTCGGCAACTTCTCCAACTCGGAAGTCCTCCGCTCAATGCCCGAAGAAGTCCAAGAACACCAACTCCTAATTGATTTAGGAGACAAGTCATGGTTTGATCCAGCCGAAGGTGAATGGTTGAAATTTTTGAAGGAACAATAATTTATGTCAGAACAAGAAGAAAGATTTACTCAAAATGATATTTATTGGTTAAAGATGGAACAAGAGCATTACAAAAACGATCCAGAAAAATTTAATAATATACAGAAAGTAATCGATAGAATTGAGGGAAATCAAAACTTAGAAAACAAATAATTTATGTCAGAACAAACACAACAAAACGAAACCTCGAAATCAATACTTGAAGCCTTTTCATTTATTAAATGCGAGGACGAGAAACTAAATGAACGAGTCCATGCAATGGCAAGCCTGTTGCATACAGCAAGCATGATGGTAGTCCGATCCGAATCCCGTAAAGGTGAAGGGTTTGAAGCTATCCGCTATTTGGAAACGGCATTCCTTTACTACAAAGAAAGCCAATTCCGCAAGCGATTCGATAAGGAAGAAGAGAAAGAAGAAGCTCCACGAATCATTACATAAGTATCGTAACCGATAAAAAAAGTATTTGACATTGGTTTTCTCCGTGATAGATTCCTCGTATCCAATACGAGTTCTGACGGACTTTGGAGATCAATTTTCAGTCAATAAAATGGGTCTGTTGTAGTCCGTCAGCTACGACAGGCCCAATTTTTTTGCCACCATTGGATACGAGCGGGCATTTACTTGGTATGAAGCTTATGCAGTTCCCCGAAGTAACCCGCGATAGTATGCTGTATCGGTAAGCGAAATATGACCGAGAACATGGTGACGAAACCTTGGTTGCACTCACTATAACACGCACGGGGTTGGAATGATGTAGCCATGCCACCTAACCCGCTCAAGCGAAAGCTTGGGATACACGCAACCGAAAGGTTGGCGAAGGCGTTGTTGAGGCTGAATATGGAGTGTTAGTGCGGGCCGATAAAAACAACAACGTAAATGTCGAAAGAACTATACTGCGATTCCTGACGGAAGTAGAACTCAGACACTTATTCCTCACAACAGGCGAAGTGTCTCTGCACTGCCAGCTCAAACCTTCTGGAAGCAGTGTAAGACTCAACGAAAGACAAAATATTTCTAAAAATAAAAAATCAGAAAACAAAAAAACCAGAAAGGAATTTCTTCCAATCTGGTTTTTAAGTTTTAGTGAAACTGGTTTTAAATCAGATTCTCTTCTTCTTCTTTTGGAGCGAGTGAGATAGTCCCATCTACCTCTCCATCCATGAGGGTATCCATGCGCTTGAGTTTAGCATCCAGCGAACTGCATACTGACTCTTCGATGTCTACACCAGCGGCGTAGATGAGATACTGGATGGACTTGGACTTACCACCAGCGCGATGGACTCGACCAAGAACCTGCTTCAGATCAAAGACTGAATAGGTAGGCATGATGAGAGCAACACGGGAGTAGTTACCATTTACATCGTGAAGGTTTAGACCCTCGCGGCAGGCTTGGATGATACCGATCATCACGCGAGATCGATCACCTTGGAACGCATCGATGTTGCCGCGACGAACTATATCACTCTGACCGCCGTGGATGGAGCAGGTAGTCTTGAGTTCCTTCTCCATGAACTTGAGGGTCTCTGTGAAGTTGACCGCGATGAAGATACTATTACCCTCCTCGATCAAATCCTTCGCCATAGCACAAACTGCTGGTGCTTTGAAGAGTTCGATCTTCTGACGGGCGCGAGTCATCTCAGCGAGAACAGCACCCATCGAAGATGCGACATTCTCCTGCATACGAATCTGCTCTACCCTAACGAGTAGGTCTTCGTATTCTTTGGCGATGTCACGGGCAGTATCCATGTCAAATGCTCTGGCTTGGATGAGTGTCTCTGGGAAGGCACTACCAACATCAGATGGTTTGAGTCGATTACCTCTGTCGGGGAAGATGCGCTTGTGAAGTCCTTTTAGAACCTTATTTCCTCCTCTGAACTGCATACCGAACTGAGTCTGAACGCAACCACAACTATTGAGGAAGCGGAAGTAATCACGGCCACCTTTGTGAAGGCCGAGGAACTGACCGATTGCCCACATCTTAGTAGGATCATCTGCTATCGTAGCCGATAATGCTATAGTCGGGATGTTCTGGATCACAGAATCGCGCAGCAAGAATGCATTCTGAGTATCACCTTGGGCCTTGGCGCGGTGAACCTCATCGAATACAAGATCGGTATCTGGTGGAAGCATGAACTGGAATTCCTTCTTTCTCTCATCTGTCCAGCGTCCGATCTTACTCTTGCCAGTCTTGACCCATTCCCAGCCACAAACCTCATATGTTTCCACGCCGAGGTATTTCGCCATTCTATGCCAGTCTGTGGTGATGGGCTTAGGGCAGATCACAGCAACGCGCCTGCCGCGCTCACGGGCCACAGCAAGGGCAATAGCAGTCTTACCCATGCCAGTGCCATGACCAAGTAAGGCACGATTGTATTTAGACATGGAACGAAGGGCCAACTGAACTGAAGTCAGTTGATACTCAAATAACTTTTCGGGATAGATGAGTGGGGGAAGGTCATACTTAACCTCTGGTTCTACCTTCTCTGGTGAGGAGGAAGGGATTGTCGGAAACGATAAGTCGGCCCGTGACCACCAAGCAATCTCCCATTCATCTCTGAACTTGGAAAGCTGAAGACCTAAGTCTCCCATAGCCTGTTTGTAGTCATCCTTATCTTCTCGGTATAAAGCCCAGAACTCCGAGGTGACGCTCGCCTTCCGAAGAAGACGAGGGCCACGCTTGGTGGAAGTGGACATGGGTTGCGAGAACTCAAGAGTATCGAGTAATGCGGTAAGATTCATTTTTGCTTTTTCGGAATGTATGTTGACTTGAATTTTGGCGGTTCTGACTTTTCAGATTTTTGCCAAAGTCGGATGTATGCCTCTGGTGGAAGGCAAGTATGTTGGTTTTTCTCTATTGCACTCATAATTAATCGCAGTAACATTTTGCTTTGCATAGATAGACATGGAGGTCACCTTCCTGCTCATACTCGCAGGAGAAGTCTTGTCCTCCCATGCCGTGGATGTTTCCAATAGATTTAGCTGCTGATTCAGCTATTTTGTAGGTGGATGTGACGATGAAGTCATATCGTTCTATGTTTCCATTCGAGGACACATATGTCCTGCTACCATCAAATGTGATTGTGTTTTTCATTGGTTGTATTTGTTGCTGATGTGGTTGATGAGTTGATCAAGGACAGACTGCTTGTTGCCTTTGAAGCCGAAGTCTTTCTTGACTTTAGCGTAGACTGATCCTTTGCTGTGTTTCATGCCAGCGACTTCTAACTTTAGTGCTGACTTGAGTCGGAGAAGAGCATAAAGCTCAAACTCTTGCGGGGTTTCTACTGTATACATAGGTTTCTGTTTGTATAGGTTGAATGTTCTCATTTGGTTTTTCCGATTACACCATGTAATCAGACTATTCCCCACTATCGTTTCCGATAATGGAGAATGTGTCTGGTTACTTTAAGTCTAATCCAAATGATTCTAAGTATCTCCACATAGGAGTTCCTATAGGAATCAAACGCTCTTGACCATCTCGTCGAGTCCAACGAGCATCAACCATTTTACCATCTAAAAAATACCAAGCTGAACAATGTCCAGTAAATTTTGGTGATCTCACTTTATGCAAAGCAAAACCATGCTCAAAATATTCTTTTTGTATTTTCATGATTTATGGCTACTAAAAGGTTTTCAAAGCAAGCGTGATCGTAGCAGGCTTCTGCGGAAGAGAATGGGCCTTGGCATAGAGCCATATCGTCGTAGTAATACCAGCCGGGATGATGGTCTGGATCATCTACATCGAATGGATCAACATTCTTGATTGCATCTTTGATGTTGTCGATGAACTCTTGAACTTCTGGAAGCCAGCAATTATCATCATACTCGATCCAATTACCATCGCGGATCATGTGATCTTGATAGTTGTTAAGCTCCTCGCGGAAGGCAGTGTAGTCATAGTCTTTGAGGACATCACCTGCTGACATATGAGTGAATGGGCCACCTACCTTGTAGAAGTCATATCTTTCATTGAGCATCTCGATAGTGGCTTCTTCGACATCTATGTATTCATGTTCATCATAAACTCTTTCTTCTAAGTATTGTTCTCTTGTCATGTTATTCTATTTGGTTATTGTTTCGTGTTTTTCTACTTACACCATGTAAGCAGACTGCTGGCATTATCGTTTCCGATAACACCAGAGTGTCTGACTACGCCCAATACTTGCCGTCACATACGCGAATGACTTGCTTGTCTTTCTTTGTTATGATGGTGACAGTTTGTTTCTTGGGAGTGGTGGCGCGGACAACGCCGATTTGTTTGATGGGGATGGCATCGAATAGCTTTCGAGCCTTTACCTTACTTATTTCGAGCATAGGATGAGAGTAGCTACTACTACTTGGAAGAGCATGATGAGTATGAGAAGGTTTCTTACGCTCATGCTAACGCCTCCACAGCTTTACGCACTTGGTATCCATGAGGATTGATCCAGACAGATGGGAGAGATGAGCGGCGATAGTTGCCGTCACACAATCCACACTCTGAACAAGACAAACCCTTGGCATCTGCGAGACATTCGATATCGTTAACGAGAGGCTCGTTACTGACGGTGAATGTGCGAAGACCAAGGTTCTTGGCATACTCCACATTACCTGCATTGGTAGATGCCATAAAGTATCTACCATATGATTTTGCAAGTGGCGCAGGCATAGAATGCCAGTCATGAAAGTATCCTGTGATACGCTTGGCGAGCTTGGCAATGTCATAGACCATTTCCAGAGGAATGTGGGATGGATTACCATAAGCACCGAAGCGGACATAGGGGACAGAGAAGAAATCATACCACTCGCGTGTTCCCATATGGAGATAACCATACGAGCCGCGCTGATATGCTCGCCAGATTGCACCGAGAGGATTGTCATTAACATAACATCCCTGCTTGGAAGCAAACTCGCACCCATTGCATTGATTGTCTGCGTCTGGGCCTTTGCGTGACTCGGTAGGATGCATACGCGCATCCATAATCCAAATCTGAACGCTCTTGCCTGTCTTGCGGTTCTTGCTGTTGATTGTAGCGATTACTACAATGTCATTGGTTTCATGTATAATATACATTAGGTTTCGTGTTTTACTGACATGGTTGTATGTCAGACTGCCGCTCCCCGTTATCGTAAACGAGAAGCGGAGTGTCTAACTGCAAGCGTAAAAAGGGTGATATTCGCTTGCGATTGGGCGAGTCTTTAGAAAAGCCGATTTGAGCTTTAGTAAAACTCGCATTGCTTTTTCTTCCTTTTCGGGAGGATATTCCCAAATCTTTGATCGAATTCGACGGATTTGTTTTTCGTAGTTCATAATTCTTTATTTGTTTCGTGTTTTCGCTGATTGGTTGTAATCAGCCTGCTGCCCTGATATCGTAAACGATACCAGAGCAGAGTGGCTAATTACTTGGAACGAATATATCGTAAGGCTACGACATAATCGCGAAGGGTTTTGCGCCAATATGGATCATGTCTCCATGCCCAATACCTTTTGAATGAGGTGAGCAGACAGACTGCTATTGTTGCGTATACTTGAGAATTCATTTGATTATAAGTAAATTCATCAAAAGTAATTGCTCCATGCCGTATACTTTGCGTTCACCGCAACATTCGCAAAGATACTTGCGAGCGTCAGGCTCAACGCCATCGACTTCCTCACCGCAGGTTAAGCACCAGCCGGGCGAATCCATGCCGAACATGATTTGTTCCATCTCTTCAGCGGAAACGACAGGAACGATATACTTGTTACCTTTATCGGATACGATAGTTTTAGTAGTCATAATCCTTTAGGAGCGAAGTCTTGAGCGCATTTGTAGTAACCTCTTGCATAAGCTGTGATGCAAGCGTCTAATTCAGCGGCAGGAATATGACCGAATGTCATAACATGACTGCCGTTATGCATGATCGAGTATCCTTTACCTTTACCAGATGACTGGCAAGATAGTTCATAGCGAACGCCTGTGACATTATATAGGTATTCCAACCTATCCTTTAGTAGTTTCTTTGTTATCATTTGTTTCGTGTGTTATGACTCTGCGTTTGCGTTTTGCTTTACGGGCTTGTCACCGATTGATTATCGGACACGATAACCAAGCCGCATTAACCGCTGACATTATCTGAAACGATAATGCCAACGGCACACGAAAAACCGAAACTGAAAACCTAAACTGGTAAATGATCAATTGTCGTAGGAAAACTAACTCTTCCTCGACTATGAATAGTGTATCACAAGACACCTGTTTTGTCAATAGTTTTGTGTATTTATTTTACATTTTGTAAAAATATTTTTATTGATTTATCGTGTCAGATAAAATACTTTCCCGACCATGAAAGCAAAGAAACAAGTCGATGCCCGTAAGAAGTGGGACATGGATAAAGTAAGAGCGTTATACATCCAAGGAACGGAAATCGCGGACATAGTAAAGATGCCAGAGTTTAATGGACTCTCACGCTTTTATGTGAAGAATGTAATGATCAAGGGGAAGTGGTCACAGCAAAGACAGCTCATCCGAACGCAATCTACTGGATTGATAGAGAAGACGATAGTGGATGCAATGAAGGATCAAACGGAGGATCACCTGCGTTTTATGCTCAAGCAAATCAGCGAGGAAAGAGCCGAGATAGTTGCCAGAAAAAAGATGGGTAATATAAAAGACCAGCGGGAACGCTTGGAAGTGTTATCAGAATTAGATAAAACCGCGAGAAGGACGCTGGGCTTGGATGAACAAAACATTGCAGATAAACGAGCAATGAGCGTGAACGCAATGATCAGCCTCCATGTAAGACCACCAAGCAAAGCGGAAGAGGTGGAAGTAATATCCGGGCAATATGTGGAACGGGAAAAGGGGGAACAGAACGAAGTGGAAGAGGCTATCGTTTACGATAACGAAGGGGAAGTGGAAGAAGGGGAAGAGCAAGCAGTCTGAGGCTGGCAAATCTCAGATTATTTTTGGGCATAAAAAAGGGGTGACACCCGAAGATGTCACCCGATTTTTCATAGGAGTCTGAAGACGATGAACGCTGCCATAAGGGCAAGCACAAGCACCTTCAACAATACCTTTTCTTGAATTGTCATATTACTTTTTAGCTTTGAGAGTTTGAACGGCAGCGGCAGCGTCAGCGTGCATTAGGAGGTATCCGCCTAAGTTGAGCTTGGCAATCACTTGCCGCGCAATTTTAATGCGGTCTTCATGTTCGGCGAGCTTGGCCAGCTTGTCCGTGTAAGACAAGAGAAGCGACTCGAGTTTCCCGACTTCGTCGCCGATATTAATCGGTTGAGAGTCGGTCTTTTCCTCATCATCGGTCTTTTCTACTTTGACCGATGTGTCACAAGCCTTTTTGACAGCTCGAGGGCTTTCCCCTTTATTCAAGAGAGCAAGAGCTTTCTCGTTTCCATCTTTCAAGAGCTTCGACACCTCGCGCAGGCCATACAAGTCGCGAACCTTATCGACAGCCAATCCCTTGTCTTCAAAAGAGGGGAGAGCTTTGGCTATCGATAACAAGTTAACCGGAGTTGAACCTGACCAGCGTGCTTTGAGAGCTTCACCAAATGCCTTTGACTCGGCTTCCGGTTTACTCTTGAAAAGCCAGCCAGCAAAAAGAATCGCGTCTCGCATGGCAGACTGACCAGCGTCAAGTTTGGTTACAACATAACCGACCGCGTCATCTACTGATATGTCAGCCGCTTTGCTGCTTTCCAGATAGCCAAGAGAGTTTCTCTTGAACATCTGATCAATTGCGACTGGTTCGCGAACTACGCTAACGGCTACGGCCTTTGCTGCTTTTTGTTTAATTGCTGTTTTCATATTTTAACTTTCGGTTTACCCGCAGGCCATACGCATCAATTCAATATTGAACCGATCATTGGTCTATTCCAATGCCATGATGGATCGCATTGCCTGCAGATTGCCGAAAGCTAAAAAGTAATAATCAAACTGTCACAGATCAAATTGCAAAAGGCACTGTGCCTTTCACTGTTTAAAGAGTAGCAGCAAACAGCGCAGGCGTCAATAGTCTGAGCAAATTATTTTCAAATTATTTTCTCGTTAACGATATCAGTTCCACCAGGTAGCATCGTTCTATCGTTATGCATCGATGGAAGGAATCTCTTTTTCTATGGAGGCTCGACCCCACCACCCACCCACCCCACCATGCCCAGCGTCCAAGGCTCCATCGTGGAAACCCCTCTCCCCATAAAAACTGCTATTTTGTATGTCAATATAGTCTATTGACAGGTCTTATATGATGCTCATGTGCAATCCAAGTTAAAGTCCAAGCTAATTCATGCTAATGTGGTATGGTTAGCTTGGGTCCCATGCTAATGTCCCATGCTAAAGTCTTATGCTTTGCCCTAATGTCTTATGCTAATGTCTTATGTATTATCGTTACCGATAATGAGAGTCCCAGTTTTATGTGATTACTGGGATGGTTTACTTGCTGACCAGAGGTTGACCCGCCAAGGTTTATCCCCCGCCACAATACCACGTTATTGCTCTCAAAGTTTTTGGTTATTTGCTGCCGCCCAGCCTTGTCGGAAGGTTACGCAGATTAGTTCTTGGGAGAACAGCCATATATTAAAGTCTTCGTATTGGTCTGTTAGCCACGGATAGTAATTTAAGAACGCTTGGTGACAGTCTTTCATTTTCTGGTTGTTTCTATGATGAAGCAGGCTACTACTATGCTCCAAGCTAAGATTATCGCCATTACTTGGTCGTTCATAGTAGTTCTATTTTATCTGCCCATAGCCACATTGAGTCGTCTTCCCAGTAATGTTCATTTGGCTCTACGCGACTCGTTCCCTTTGCATCTGGGTATTTTTCTTTGATGTATTTGAGCATGGCTTTATGAGTTTTAAATGCAGCTTCTGGTAGGTCATTGCTGCATCCTTGTAGTCCGCTTGAGAGTATGTAGATTTTCATGTATCAAGTAGTTTTGCTCCGTTTTGGTATCCGCCGCAGTGGATGATTTTGTCTCCCCGTTTTACTACGAATACAGATGGTTTTCCGCTATGATCCCAGTAGGAGGTTAGTTTCTCCTGCTTAAATTGGACTACTGTGACTCCCATTTTTTCTGCTATCTCTAAGGCTATTGGGTCGGATTTGTAGATTTCTTTGTAGAGGACTCTCTTTATCTTATAGGCGGCTATGGTCTTTAGGCAGTCTCTACATGGGAGTAGGGTGGATACCAGTGTCTTTCCTTCTCCGGGTTTGGTATATCTCAAGGCATTCTGCTCTGCGTGGATGACGAGCTTTGATCTCTCTTCTCTTGATGACCAGTCTTCTTCTACACCTTGAGGAAATCCGTTATACCCTACTGAGGCTATGGAGTTGTCTTCTCTGAGTATTACCGCGCCGACCTTATGCCACGGGTCTTTACTCTTCTTAGCCACTACCTCGGCTATACTCATTGCATATTCATCCCAGTTCATTATCGTTTACGATACTCATGGTTTTTTGAATTGAATTTCATCTAACATATCTGATGGATCTTCATCGCCATTTGCCATATATTCAATCCATCTTGCGGGGTTAATGGTAGCTGTATGCGTCCACCCTTCACTTGTTAATTTTTCTTCGTGCGCTTCATCTACTGTTAAACATTTTATCTTACCTTCTTTTGCATAGATAAAAAGGAATTGTGGGATACTCATAGGTCTAATAATATCTTTCTCGCCCATGCAGGCGTGTTGTCGTCTACTGATATTGTCCAGTTACCATTTGCAGATTGGCTCATAGACAGAGGTTGAATAAACTTTCTTTCGTAAACTCCTTTTTTAAGTTGAACGATTACTTCGTTAGTAGTGAATCTTTCTCCACACTCACAAGCTCTTCTCCTCCTAACTCCTGCCCCTTTCTTCCTACTGTCTATTACTGATGTTGCTTTATTGCACTTAGGACAATTCATTTCTTTTCTTGTCCAGTAAGCGTAAACCGCTTCATTCCGCGCTTCTTGAAGAAGTCTTCGCAGGCTTTAGCAATCTGCTTGGAGTTGAGTGGATACTTCCACCCTACTCTGGCATCATCTTGGTCAACATTTCCCTCTGTATCTTTGCCGTTGATCTTCATTTCATTAATTTTGAATCTAAGTATAGTTTTTCAATTTCATCTGGAGTTGCATTGTTTTTAAGCCAATTGGCTCGCCATGAAATTACTCTTACATTTCCCTTCGTATATCCACGTTCTGGAACAATTCTATCAAGAGATGGACTATTATTTTTATTTCCATCAACTGAAAGTTTGATTCCTAAAACTGGGCAAAATTCAGGCACAACAATATCTTCAATATCAATATCAATTTGAATTCCTTGTTCTTTTGCTCTGGCTTTTGCTGCAAAAAACATAGATTTTTCTATATTATCTTTTCTATATTTTTTAGCATATTCATTAATTTTGCTTAAATTAGACCTGCGATATGCGTCCTCACATTTTTTACAATTGCGAGACTTTCCATCTTTTCTGAAGTTAAATTGATCCTTGAGTTTCCATTCTTTGCATTTATTACACCAATGATGGTTATCATCTGGTTGAGGTGGTCGAGTTACTTTGTGGTGGCATGGATGACAAGTTTGTATTCTATCTAAACCATCACTTCTGACTTTTCTTATTTCTCCGCACGATGGACACTTGCACATATAGTATGTGCGTTTGCCTTCTATAATTTTATCTGAAACAATATAGTTTCTTGCGGTGGTTTTCATGCAATTATTATCGCATTGATTTGCTTCCTTTGCATCTCCAGCGTTTCCGACTTAAGTTATTCGGGGAGTTAGGATCGGATTTCCAATCGCCTTTGATCTTAGCTGACCTCGCACAGTATGCGTCCGCTTTTTTTGTGAGTGGTTGAATACGATCCTTGCCATCTTTAGCCTTACCAGCTTGACCATACTTCACAGTCTTAGTCCTGCCAGTCTTAGCGTTCTTTACTACTTTCGTGAATCGCTTTTCCATTACTTTTTCTTTGCAGTTTTAGCTGATTGCTTAAATGCCTTCGCAGTTGGTGCGCCCTTGCTTCCAACCTTCCGCATCTTCTCGCCACTACCAGCGGCGATCCGTTTCCTCTTTTCGTGAATATTTTTGTAAAGACCAGTTTTCATTTTTTCTTAGACATTCCTGCGCGTGAGAGTGCAATAGCCAATGCTTGGGAGCGGTTCTTAGCCATAGGTGCTTTCTTCGGGCCTTTAGGGTCAATACCAGCTTTCAGTTTGCCAGCTTTGTATTCACGCATTGTTTTTGCCACTTTCGCGGCCTTACCTGCTTTTGTTGTTGGTTTTTTCATAATGATTCCATTCCGTCTCGGAGAAGTTTAAAAAATGTATCTGATGACATCGTGACTTTCCAAGGTTTATTATTCTTCTTTGAAGCCACGGCCCACGCAATGCCTTTAGCATCCCGCTCGGCCTGCTCACAAGCCTTATCTAAATTTAAGTTCTCTACGCACTTTACTTCAAAGTGGAGTTTACCTTTCAGTTCTTCACAGATTACATCTGGTGAGTCTTGTCCTCCTGCAAACTGCTGTCCTCGTTTAGCTGTGTAGCCTTCAGCGCGAAGCTGGTCACGCCACTGACGCTCACCTCTTGCTCCTTTTGCTCTGGAGTTAATCATAGTTTTTAAAGTTCCCAACTTATTGGAAGCAAATCAAGTTTGTCTCGGTAGCGATCAACTTGCTCACGTGCCTCATCTCGCTCTTTGCACAATTTATTAACCTCCAGCATATTTTCTACTGCAAGCGTATCATATTTCTCCCTCGCCTCGTCGCGCTCGCGCTCAAGTTTTCGTGCAAAATCTGATGACACAACTTTGTATAGTATGCCTTCGCTTGAATCACTCCAAGTATTTTTATCCGTTTCTGGTGTGTCACTCATACTTATTTGGTTGCTAACAATTCGCGTTTTTTTCTTCGCGCTTCACAGGCAAGTTTAGCCTGCTCCACTCTTGATGCTTTTCCAGCATCAATTAATTTTTGGTCAAGTTCATCTTGTCTCAATATTTCAATAACTCCGATTGCGTTTATGAATGCTTCTTTTTCTTTTTTAGAAACGTGGTTCTCAAAGAATTTTTGTGAATCCATTTGTTATTAGGTTAGGGCAGCATTGAATCAATATCTTGTGGTTCTGTCAATACTTTTGTTTCAGAAAAGTATTGGTTCATGATCTTGAGTCCTTCGTTGTGGTAGTTCTCTGCGATACAATACCTTTCCTTGTCTTGAGCTTCCCAGATTGCGTTTGCCGCCTCCAGATACTTCAACGCTTTTCCATATGCTTGCTCGATTGTCATTAGTATACCTCCTCAAGTCTTGAGATGTCACCACGCATGATGATTTCCGTAGAATAGTTCCTCTGACCACGGCGGTTCTTCTTGATCGTCAACCTACTCTTTTCCTTGATGTGTTCGATATACACAACTTGGTCAGAGTGCATTCCAATTGCCCGTGATTCGCGTAGTCTTCCTTCGTCGTTCAACTGAGAAGCTGTCAGCATGATCGAGTTATTCTTGAGTGCAGCTACCTTTAAGCGTCTTGCTATCTCAGAAATCTGGCTTTCCCTACCTTCTGCACCATCAAATGCGATGATTTGGAGGTAATCTACGACAATTACATCTGCCCGTTTTTCCCCCGTATACCGATTTATATGGCACTCTATCTCGTCAATTTCGGCTACTCCATCCACGATTTCGATGGGTAACTGGTGTAATTTCAACAATGCGCCACTGATTGCTTGGAGTTCATTCTTGTTTGCTGTCTTGTAATCCTCTGGTTCACGCACGGGATAGCCAGCGATGTTACAAGCCATACGAGTTAGGATGTCCTTCGCTTTCATTTCGAGGCTGAAGAACAGAACTGACTTTCCTTCCAGTAAGTTTGCGAGTGCCGCTTGCACAAGATAGATTGATTTTCCTCCACCAGTCTCTGAAGCCACTGTCATCATCTCGCCTTTGTGCATCCCACCTTTGAGCGCACGATCCACTTTCAGTAATCCAGTAGGAAAGAAATCCTTTACTGCTTTCCCTTCCATCTCATCAATGATTTCGATGATGAGGTCTTTGACTGGTTTTACTTTCGTCGTCCGATCTTCGGCCAAGTTCATTATCGTTTCCGATAATTCCTTCAGATTTGCTTTGCCTGTGCGGAGGTTTACTTCTTCCTTCTCCATAAGAGTAAGAACATCGCGGTATGCCTTCGTGCGGTGCAGGTGCTTCCGGTAGTCATCTGCCATGTCTTGGCAAACCTTTCCAGAAGCTACCTTCATCGTGCATAATGTGTCATGGACAGATTCTTCACCACCCGCTGCTTCCAGTTGTCCAGTTGCTTCAAGCTCTGCAATGGCAGAAAACGGGCAGCAAACCCCTGTCCGCTGGTGAACCCCTTGGAGCGCATTAAAAACGATCCTGTGGGCTGGTATGGCGAAATAATCACTATCCCATGTTTGTTGGGAAAGGATGTTTCTGTCGATTGCGATGAGCGACAACACTGCCGCTTCGCTCTTTCGTGCTATTGGGACTTTTTTCATTAGAATGAATTGTTGTTATGGAATTTGTCTGGGTTGATTATGTTTTTTGAGCGGATGACCCAATTGGCGAGAAAGCCCCTCGTATATTTTCGATCTGGACGTGATAGCAACCAAGTCTGTGCAGCCTTAACTTCGCGTTCCACGTCTTTGTCTGGATTGAGACGCTGGAGTTCAGCGATAAATTTTTCGTCAACTGGTTTTGATTCCCGCGATTTTTTAGTTCGTGGGGGGGCTTCGGAATGGGGGGCCGTTCCTTTGCCATCGGCAGATTTCAGTTCGGCGGTAGCTGAACCCGAAGTGTGACCTTCATTTGGGTTAGTCGAGAATAGATTTGGTTGATTCAATTCAACTGAGGAATGTGAGGCCATTGCCGAGCTTTCCCTTGATGGTTCTATTTTCGGTTCCTTATTATGGTTCATTATAGGGAGACTAACCTTAGTTACCCCCTCTACCCTCTGCACGGGGTTACCCACCCCCAGAATAACCTTGGTTACCCCCTCAACTGATTTGACTCGGCTTGGTGATACGACTTGTTGAAGCACAGATTTCGGTATTTCATCATCACCGATCTTCTCAACATTGATCGTGTAAAGGTTAGATGTTTGCCTTCCAGAAAAGTCTTCACGCTCATCGCGGGTAATGACTCCAATCTGGATTAAAGCATTCAGATACTTCTTCGTGATAGGTTCTGAGATGTTTGCTTTCTCTGCAATCTTCCGTATAGACGGCCAGCAACTGGCATCGTCGTTGCAGGAGTCAGCTAAAGACAAAAGAACCAATCTTGCGTTACCTTGGGTCTTACTACGCTCAAAGACCTCTGACATTATTCTTACACTCATTTTAAAAAAAGGCGGCCGCTTGTAGTGGCAGCATAAACTGGCGAACTGACAGATGAGAGTGGTTAGACCACTACAAGCGACCATTATATTTTGTATTCAATTTATTTTTATGCTTTCCTATTTACTTCGGCTCTCACCCCGAAGGCACGATTTCTCGTACGACTGAAAACTACTATAGGTTGTGTTCGATGTCAACCATATTTTTTCAAATAATGATCATTTCGAGCCATGTCTGTGCAAAGTTCACAATGACATCTGTCTTCATCTATTTTTCCGCAAGGCCAGAAATGAAGTCCATCCATGTAATATGCAGCAGGCCACATTCCCTTACAGCAATTTAATTTCATAAAGAATTTCCAATTTGGACTGAGTTTGGGTTTTGATTTCTTTTTTTTCATAATTTTATCGGTAACGATAATCAATCCAATCCAACTTCATTAATCTCACCATCTGACCATTCATACACCTTGTCTCTGAGTGTTTGCCATACCTCAACAGTTTCTTCCTTTGTTTCCATTTTGTAGATTGACTTACGTTCACCAAAGCAATCTTTTCCAAGCACAACATTTAATTGAATGATTGAGTTTGAACCTTCACCTGTTGCAATCAATATTCCTGTGCTATCCGGTCTTATGCCCATAAATAAAATACCTTCTTTTTGTTCATACATGGCTTGAAAAGAAGTTTCTAATGCTGCGGCTAAAGATAGGTTTGTAACCATGACGGTTTGTCTAACTGCCATCAGCAATTTTTCTGCGTTGTCTTTGATTTTGTTAGTGTTATCCATAAGCAATCATAGTATCAAAAAAGTATTGACTTGTCAATAGTCTTGGTTTATTTTTTATGGAAATGAAACATCCATTAGAAACTGCTTATGAAACTTGCATGAGTGCCTACGAGCAATCACGCACAGTTCGTTCTCTTGGACGAAAGACTTTCGCTAACCAACTCCGCGAGACACGGCGAGCATTGAAATTGACTGTCCGTGAACTTGGAGACAAGATCGGCGTTACTGGATCACTCATCAACCAGATCGAAGTGAACTCCAAAAGCATTTTAAAGAAAGAACAAGTAGATAAGGTAATCGAATTATGCACGTCTTCATTGAAGCCGAAAAGGGCTTATACGTTCTCAAAGTCAGTCCCTACGCAGCAGGAAGACCAACTGCCATGCACGAACGAGGAAAACCTTTCCCCGTCAAATTAGAATACGACAATCCGATTGACGCTGCCAAAGGCTTAAAAGAGTTAACTGAATACTTTCGATGCTACGAAGAAAAACGCCACTTAAAGCCAAAACGGGGTTCAAAAAACGAGGTGGAAAGTTAAAGGCATTTAGTAACCGCAAGCGCGAGGAGAACGAAAAATATAAGGTAGCTCGAAATCTTTATTTTAGAATGAATCCAGATTGCGAAGTATGCGGTTGCCCTGCTACCGATATTCACCACAAAGCAAAGCGCGGAAAAAATCTTTACAACATGGCAACATTCATGGCAACCTGTCGCCCGTGCCACAACCGCATTCACGATAACCCTGCATGGGCAAGAGAATTAGGTTATTTAATTTATGACTACAAATAATACATTTGAATCCCGCATCATCTGCGAGGGAACTGAAGTAACCAATACACCGGAGAAGATTCTGTTTCGTCAGAAGTTCAATCAATGCTGGATTAAAAAGAGCGACATTCGACTTAACGAACAGCTTGGTTATCTTGACGGGGAGAAAGTAATCCGTATTGTAGTTCCAGAAGAAGTAGCGAATACTTTGGAACTTGAAGGAATGTTGGATTGATCTTTGAAATTTCCCGTCACGCCTCTGGCTCGCCATGCGCAACAGACATTCTGAATTGACAGATGAATCCGAAGGACGCTTCGGGATAGGGTTTTATTTTACTGGGAAGCATGGAGTCATGCGGTGAGCGTAACTTCCTCAATAAATTACGCGCCTTATATGGCAAAAAAAGCCAAACGGCAATACATGGGGCCGTCACTAAAACCATGACCAAGAGTAACGCCTTGGCCCAGTATTAAATTTTATATGGTCGGCGGGTGAGATAAAAACTATATCTGGGCTTTCCCTCGGAGTAGTTTCAATAATACCGAGTTAACCCGGCCACCCTTTTTGTTCTCTGCCAGAGGCAGGAAACCTACAGAGGCTTGACCACTGAGCCAGCAATGCGAATCAGTGGTATTTACCAATACATACATATATTATCAACATGGTCACACACCTTGACGAATACATGGATTTTCCAGCAACTTCAGATTATGATCTGAGGGCGTTTGATAGTTTGCAACAGTTTTTAGGATCAATAGAAGAAATCGAATGTAGTTTTGCGATAGAGTTTTCATGCGGAGATGGAAAATATCTATCAGACCTTTATACGCACGAAGAATTGGAAAAGTATGATGGGAAAGTTTGTTTACTTACTCCTCCTCGTCTCAATGCAATTGAGGTGTCTCAATCACCAAAACAAATGCTAGCCGGAAAAAAATATCGTTTCACGGTGAAATATAGCCCCAAAACAGAAGAGCAAATCTTTTGTATCAACAGCAAAAAACGAATGACCAAGAGTAACGCCTTGGCATAGTATTTACCAATCTCCGTTATCGTCTGATCCGTAGTCATCATCTGGAGTGGTATCAATTGATACTTCATCCCGCGCCCAGAATCGGTTTGCGATATTACTACACAAAAAAGATTGATTTTAAATCTTGCCTATGTATTGTGTAAACATGAAACAAAAACGAGGAACAATTAGGGAAGATGGCATGATCTTTTGGCAACAAAAAGCTGGAAAAGAAATATGGCTTACAGCTGAAAAATTTGAAAAACTAAAAGCATATTGTAAAAAATATGCTAAAGAAAAATATCTTGCAAACAGTGATAAGAGAAAGGCTGACGCACAAAAATGGAGACAAGAAAACAAAGAAAGGTATCTTGAGCTATCGAGGGCATGGCAAAGAGCAAAATATAGAAGACTGCATCCACCGAAACCGCCACTTACTGAAGAGGAAAAGTCAGCAAAAATTGAAGCCAAAAAACAAAAGGCTCGCGAAAGGGCAAAAATGTATGCGCTGGCAAATCCAGAAAAAGTTCGCGCAAATGCTTTATTGTGGGCGAAACAAAATCCAGAAAGAGTCAATTTGAGGAACAAGCTGTGGAAGCAAAAAAACCCAGAAAGGTATAAGGAGTTTCAAAAAAAATACAATGCATCTGTTCCAGAAAAGAAAAGAAAACACGCCGCCGCCAGAAGGTGCAAAAAGAAAAACCAGTCCCCCTTACTTACAGAAAACCAGAAAAAAACAATCGAATGCTTCTATAGTCAAGCCGTAAGGCTAACAGAAAGATTTGGATTTCAGTTTGAGGTAGACCACATTTTACCTATAGCCAAAGGAGGAAGCCACACTCCAAGCAATCTTCAAGTTTTGCCAATTAAAATAAATAGAGCAAAAGGCTGCAAGGAAGTATTCATGTGGCAAGACTACCAATCACCATTGTCGTCAGACGAATAACTTTCATCTTCTTCAACTACTTGCACAGCTTCTTCTTTTGACCAAAATCTATTTGTTGGGATAGGTTTATCGTTACCGATAAACACTAACCCGTTTCTTCTGGCCATTTCTACGCAATATACTAAACTGTCCGCTAAGTCACAAGAATAACCAACACGCGACTTAAAATCATCTTTTGTTTCGATAGAAACTTTCTTTGATTTAATTGAATATCTTCTAAGACAAAGTTCCCTTGCCAAATCGCTGGTATAATCAAGTCCGTAAAAAGTTCTGCTTTTTATGGAATGGTAAATTGAGAACCAATATTCAGATACCAACCTATCATAAACATCTTTACACGGGCGTTTATCAACCTCTGCCGCGATTCGGTCAGTAGGTTTACCCATTGATGAGATAAGAGCGATTGCCGCGCCACCAGCATCAAAGCGTAGCCACTCACGAATGATAGCCTGTCCAACTCGACCACCATCACCGGACACGTCCATACCAAACTTGGATGGTTGAACGCCAGCAGTCCTACAGAACCCAACAACTTCAGTAGCAAGTTGGATTTCAAACTCAGCAGCGGAGTTAGCAGATAGTTGGATTACCTTCTGACTCTCAAGCCACATAACACGATTGCGAGTCCCGCGCACATATCCCAACTTAGCGATAGTCAGAACGCATCGGTCTCCCCCTACAGTAAACGCGGTATCGAATCCAGCTACCTTGGTGAATCCTTCAGAATCCCATAGTGGTTCTTCGTTGGTATTAGCATTACGGATCAGATCGGCGGTGAGAATTGTTTGAGCGAATCCATTT